GACTCTTTGGGGATGCTTTCCACAGAAAAAGAAATTACTGATGCACTTAACGACAAACAAGTTCGTGACATGACTAAATCGCAACTTGTCAAAGGTGCCTTCAGGATGTTAACACTTAAATTAGGTCAAGCAAATGTTCCACTTCTTGTCACAAATCACACATACGATGTCATCGGAGCTTATGTACCAACGAAAGAAATGGGCGGAGGTTCTGGACTCAAATACGCAGCAAGTACGATCATTTATCTCAGCAAAAAGAAAGAAAAGGATGGAACGGAAGTGGTCGGAAATATTATCAAGGCTAAGACTGCTAAATCGCGTTTGAGTAAGGAGAATAAAGATGTTGAGATCCGTCTGTATTATGATGAGCGCGGTCTTGATCGTTACTATGGTCTTCTGGAACTTGGTGAGATTGGTGGACTCTGGAAGAATGTAGCAGGTCGTTATGAGATTGATGGTAAGAAGATTTATGCCAAGCAGATTCTAAAAGAACCTGAGGTATATTTCACAGAAGAAGTAATGCAACAGTTGGATCAAATCGCACAAAAGGAATTTAGTTATGGAGAAAGTTGAGTTTCTAATCCTTAGAAACCTTTTACACAATGAAAAATATATACGAAAGGTAATTCCTTTTATTAAATCTGAATATTTTGAAGATCAAAATCAAAAAATTGTATTTGAAGAAATACTATCTTTTGTTCAGGAGTACAATCAACCAGCAACAAAAGAAGTTCTCTGCATTGAAATAGAAAAGAAGACAGATATTAATGAGCAGTCTTTTAAAGAGATTACTCAGATCATTTCTTGTCTTGAGGATGTTCCTGTGGAGTTTAATTGGTTAATTGATACCACAGAAAAGTGGTGTCGCGATCGTGCCATTTACTTGGCACTTATGGAGTCTATTCATATTGCTGATGGAAATGACGAAAAGAAGAATCGTGACAGCATTCCTTCTATTCTTTCTGATGCTCTTGCTGTAAGTTTTGATAACCACGTAGGTCATGATTACCTGCAAGACTATGAACAACGATACGAGTCTTATCATAAAAAGGAGGATAAAATTGAATTTGATCTTGAATATTTTAATAAAATCACGAAAGGTGGTCTCCCTAACAAAACTCTTAACATCGCTCTTGCTGGTACGGGTGTCGGGAAATCTCTATTCATGTGCCATGTGGCTAGCTCCGTCTTGCTCCAAGGACGGAACGTTTTGTACATTACGTTGGAAATGGCAGAAGAACGCATTGCTGAAAGAATTGATGCAAACCTTTTGAATGTTCCTATTCAAGATATTGTAGATCTTCCAAAACAAATGTTTGAAAGCAAGGTAACAAACCTTGCGAAGAAAACTCAAGGAACTCTGATCATTAAAGAATATCCAACTGCTTCTGCACATGCTGGGCATTTTAAGTCACTCTTGAATGAACTTGCTTTGAAGAAGTCTTTTAAACCAGATATCATTTTTATTGACTACCTGAACATTTGTTCATCTTCAAGGTACAAAGGCAATAGCAATATCAACTCTTATACCTTTGTAAAGGCAATTGCGGAAGAACTTCGTGGTCTTGCTGTGGAGTTTAATGTTCCTATTGTGAGTGCTACGCAGACTACTCGTTCAGGTTATGGTTCCTCTGACGTGGAACTAACTGATACTTCTGAGAGTTTTGGTCTTCCTGCAACTGCTGACTTAATGTTTGCGTTGATTTCTACAGAAGAACTTGAAGGTCTTGGGCAGATTCTTGTAAAACAACTTAAGAATCGTTATAATGACCCTACCATTCATAAGCGTTTCGTGATTGGTATTGATAGGGCTAAAATGCGTCTTTATGACTGCGAACAATCTGCTCAACAAGACATCCTTGACAATGGAAAGGATGAAGAGTATGATTATGAAGAAAAGAAACCAAAGAAAACATTTGAAGGATTTAAATTCTAATATGACTCAAGTTATCGACACAAACAAATATATTGAATTCGTTCGTCAAACTACAAGTCCTGCAAGTAGTGATTTTGCACAACTGCTTGCTCGTCTTACTGAACTAGAAACTGTTGGTGATGCTGACACTCCTCGTCTTCTCACTGCGGCCCTAGGTATGAGTGCTGAAGCAGGTGAATTTACTGAGGTTATCAAAAAAATTATCCTTCAAGGTAAACCTTACAATGAAGAAAATGTTTTTCATTTGAAGCGTGAGCTTGGAGATATTTGCTGGTATCTTGCTCAAGCATTTATGGCACTTGATACTAACTTTGAACAGATTCTAGAAATGAACTTTGAGAAACTTAGTGCTCGTTATCCTGAGGGTGCATTTGATGTATATCGTTCTGAAAACCGTGTGGAGGGAGATCTATGACTAAAGAAAAGCAAGTAACAATCAAAATGGATGCTCGTACAGCAGCAGCAGTCAGACAAGTTTTATTTGATGCCCAAAAAGGATATACTTATGATGAGGTAAGTGTTCCTCCTCGCGTTTCTGATATTCGCAAAGTAATTCAACAACTTGATGATAATATTGACAAAGTTCTTGGTGAAGAATAAATAAAAGCAAAAATGTCTTTAATTGGAAAAAGAAGAGGAAGACCAACTACAAGATCTCAATTCGAATCAATTCTTAAAAAGTTTTTAATTTTTCTAAAAAGAGAACTTAAATTTGCTTACGATATTCCAATTATTCTTGTGGATGATGTAGATTTTTCTAAAAATAATAAAACATTTGGATTAATGTATCCGGATAAAATTGTTATTAGTATTGTTAATCGTCATCCAATAGATATTTTGAGAACCGTTGCTCACGAATATATTCATCATAAGCAGCGAAGTGAAGGCAAAAGGTTGAATGGAAATGCTGGAAGTACCACTGAAAACGAAGCAAATGCAAAGGCAGGAGAAATAATTAGAAAATACTCTAATCTTCAATCTGATCTATTTGACTTAATGCCAATTAGATAATAATTTGGTTCTGTTCTTAACCTTTTATTCAAACCTCCTCTGGGAGGTTTTTTTATAAATATCTAAAAAAGATTAAAAGTAATGAAAACTTTTTTAGAGTTTATTTCAGAAGCAGAAAATGTATCTTCTCAGATTGCTCAACTGAGGGCAAGGGCAAGAATGCTCAGGCAAAAAGGAGATATGAAAGGTGCTTTGGAAGTTGAAAAGCAAGCAGGTGAATTGCAGGCAGGAACTCAAGCAAAAATTGGCGCAGTAAGTAATTCGGATAAACCAAAAGAACCAACAAATCCAAATACTAAAGTTAGAGGATATGCATCAAAACCAAGAGATGTGGTAAGTAGAGTTGGAACTACTTCTGATGTCCAAAGAACAGATTTGCCAGCAGAACCTGATGTTGTTACTCAGCATAGATATGTTAAAAAAGGAACTGCTGGAGGAAGAGGAACTAATATTAGTAGAACTGGAAGAACATATGGTACAAGAGGATAATATTATAAATATCCATAGAACACTATAAGTAAGAACAAATGAACTTCAAAGATATTGTATCTCTTCATGAGGCATATGTTGCCGTTTATGATGAAGAACTGAGAGATGAATTAGAATCTTCTTCAATTCAGGAAGATCTTTCTTTCATTGATGATCTAAGTGATAATGAACTTGATCTGGTAATGGAAGATCTTTTTGTATCTGGAGATATTGACATCAATGAGTGTTTTGATTCTTTGGATTATGTTCTATCTGAAGGAAGAGTAGATATGTCTGCTCGTACCGCAAGAGCGCGAGCATATGCACAATCATCCGAAACCGCGGCAAGAGAAGCAAGAAATAGGGCATCGGCAAAAGAGAGATCAGAAAGAAGAGCGGAAAGAATTGGTAGAATTACTCAGGCAGCTCAACGTGTTGGTGAGAGACTAGCATCTCCTGCACGTTCTACTGGAGGAACTTCAGCATCTGCTAGAGTTGGTCAGGCAAGTCAAAAAGTCAGATCTGCAGCACAACAAGTAAAAGGATTCTTGGGTAAAGTTGGAAGAACAGCAAAAGCTGGTTATGAGGCGGCTAAAAAAGAATTCAGCGGACAAGCAGGAAGAGAGGCACGAGCAAGAACAACTGGACGCCAAATGAGAAGAGCAGCAAGAGCTCAAAGAGGTAGAGATACTTCTGAATTTGAAAGAAACCCAACATGGAGACCTGGTGGACAAAATGTAAACAGAACATTTAAACCTCAACAAGGTCCAACGCCAGCAGCAAAAAGCGATGAATCAAAACCAACGTGGAGACCTGGTGGGCATAATTTTGCAAACAGAACATTTAAACCTCAACAAGGTCCAACGCCAGCACCAAAAGGTCCAAGATCTCCTGCTCCTTATAGAAATGTAGGCAAAAGTGATGATAAATCTTCTTCATCTGGTAGAGCACTTTCTGGATCATCTGTAAAAGCAGCACTCCCTCCTGCAAAGGAATCTGATAGAAGAGCGGCCGCAAAAGCAAAATTACAAAAAGCATCTGCGGGTTCAACTGCCAGAGGAATTAGGTTTGCTGGTGAAAGAGTTGGCCAATTGGCAACACAAAGAGCACATACTGGCAGACAAAGCGCATTAGAGAAATTCAGAAAGAAAGCAGGTATTAGTGAAGATATCTTCAATGATATTCTAAACATAATCTTTGAAGAAATGATTCATGAGGGTTATGTTGATTCTTATGAGAATGCACTTTATGTTTTTGAGTCACTTTCAGAGTTTGAAGTTCAAGATATTGTTGAGTCTTATCTAGTTGAAGAGATTGAAACCGTTGATCTTTATGATGTTGTTCTTGAGCATCTTCTTGATGAAGGATTTGCTGAAACTGAAGATGAGGCAGCAGTTATTATGGCAAATATGAGTGAAGAGTGGAGAGATGAAATTCTCGATGAAGGATTTAAGAGAATGGATCGTGCAAAGATTGAAAGACAAGCAAGAAAACTTGGTGGTGATAGAGGAGATGTTCTCCGTGCCGTTGCCGACAAAATGGATACTGAAGTTGAGCGTAAGTACTCGACAAGACAAGCAAGATTGAATAGAGCAGGTGGAGCTGGTAGCGAGTATAGAAAGGCACAAGAACTTAGGGCAAGAGATGATGCCAAGGCAGATTTCAAAAAATATGGTCTTCGCTGATTGAAAATATAAAAATTAAAGAGGGTTTAATTACCCTCTTTTTATATTTTATGAAGGGGATATAGCTCAGTTGGTAGAGCGCGGTCTTTGCAAGGCTGATGTCAGGAGTTCGAGCCTCCTTATCTCCATATAAATATAAGAAAACGTAAAAATAAATATAAGTATATAAAAAAATAGTATGAAACGTTTCTTCCAATTTTTATCCGAAGCAAGAGTATCGCAGGCATCATTGCAGGCGAAAAAACTTGGTTTGGTTGGTGATAATCATGGTGGATGGTTAGATCGTAGTGGAAGGCAAGTAGCGAAAACTGAAGATGGGAAGTTAAAGTTTCTTGATGGAAGGCAAGCGGGTTCTCCAGAAGAGAAAGGTCCAAAACAAGCAACTGGTCCTGTTCCAATGGCACGTAGACAAGCATCTAGTGCTTCAGTTCCACGTGCCCTTCCATCACAAACACCTCCAGAAGAGGAAAAACCAGAGGAAAAACCAACTCTCACAATTGTATTGGGAAGATTTAATCCTCCTACAATTGGACACGATAAAACATTTAATATTGCTAAAAAAGTTTCTGTTGGTGGAGATTTAAAAATATATCCATCAAGAACTCAAGATCCAAAAAAGAATCCATTAAATCCTGAAGTCAAAATTCAGTACATGAGGATGATGTTCCCTGATTATTCTGATAATATAATTGATGACCCTGATATGGAAAGTATTTTTGATGTATTAATTACCGCTTCTGAGGATGGGTATGGAACTGTAAATATTGTTTGTGGATCTGATCGTCATGGTGAATTTGAAAATCTATCTCAAAGATATAACAAAGAATTATATAATTTCGACTTGATTCGTGTTATATCCTCGGGAGTTAAGGATACGGAAGCTGAAGGGGCAATGGGAGTGTCCTCTTCAAAAATGAGAAAAGCGGTAATTGATAATGACTTCTCAACATTTAGAAGAGGAACTCCCAAAACTCTTAGTAATGCAGAAACTCAATCTCTGTTTGATCAAGTAAGACAGGGAATGAAAATTAAAAAAACAAAAACTCAAAAAGAAAATTATAACCTTTGGGAAATAGCTCCAAAACTTGATGTTCAAAATCTTCGTGAGAATTATATTTCTGGAAAAATATTCAATGTTGGAAATATTGTAGAAAATTTGAATACTGGATTGGTTGGAGAAGTCATACGTAGAGGGACTAATTATTTAATTTGTGTTACTAAAGAAGGTTATATGTTTAAGTCTTGGATCAAAGATTTAATGGAATATACTGAAGTTAAAATGGATTCGCCGATGAGAGACAAAATTCATCCCAATACTCTTGTTGGAACTTTAGGTGCATTTAAACATTATGCAAAAATGACACCAGGTGTAATTGGAACAAATAGTCAATACCTTCAAAAAGGTGGTAAAGCATATGGAGTCAATTTTATAAATAAATATAAGGCAAAAAAAGCAAGCACTCGTTAAGATGACTAATAATCACGTAAAAGATATATCCAGAATTTATCTGGACCAAATTGTTGGTGAAGCATTAGATCCTGTTGGAAAAGAGGACGCTGATATTGACAATGATGGTGATCATGATAAGTCTGACAAGTATCTTCGTAAACGTAGAAAAGCAATTGGTAATGCAATTGCTACTCAAAAAGAGGCATTGG